CCTAAAGTTCCCACGATTTACTTTGGAAGCCCCAAGACACATGGCAGAAGCCGTGGGTGTTTTGGCAGGCGTCGGTGGGCAACAGTCTTCTTATTCTGCATCATTCGATACAATAGATGACCAACAGGATTATGATTTGCAGCAATTGATTTTCTCAGCGTCAACCGACTCTGGATCTAGATTTTTTAATCAAGTTGGAAATAATAAGGTTATTATTGAAAAAGTATATTATAAAACACCCGCCGCTGCTTGGCGATTCTTTGGCGGAGGGACATACGGTATTGTCGGTAATCTATCAACATACGGAATGTATTCAGACGATAGTACTTTTCAATTAGTTCCGGTTTGGCAAAATGAATTACAAGCTAACGCTTATGAGAACAATTTGAAGGTTCGAGGGTCCCACTATTCATACGAGCTTAGAAATAATAAATTGAGGATTTACCCAGCGCCTAAAGACGGAATTGCACCTAATTCAATGTGGGTCAGGTTTAGACTTCCGGAAGAAAACTACGATGAGGACGGTGATCGAAAATATGGCGCAGACGGAGTTAATAACATGAATACGTTACCATTCCCGAACGTTCCTTATAATAGAATTAACTCAATAGGAAAACAGTGGATCAGAAGGTTTGCCCTAGCTCTATGCAAGGAAACCTTGGGTCAAGTTCGATCAAAACTAGGCAGTATACCAATCCCTGGTAACGATGTTACTTTGAATGGTTCTGCCTTGATTAGTGAGGGTAAAGAAGAACAAAATGCCCTAAGAGATGAACTCAAGACAGTCCTTGATGAAATGACATACGGCAAGTTATCTGAGGGTGATGCTGCTTTCCAGAACAATCTTGGTGAAACTCTGAAGGTTATTCCACATGGCATTTATGTGGGGTAACTTAAATGTCTGATTCCACAAAGTCAAAGCCTGATAACCAATGGATACAACCCTCTGCTCCGCCTCCACCAATGTTTGTGGGGAAGAAGGAAAGAGATCTTGTAAAGCAAATTAACGATGAGATTATTGAAAACGTCATTGGTCAAAGCGTTTTATATTTTCCTATTGATCTAGAGTCGTCTAACTTTCATCCTCTTTATGGTGAGGCAATTCAAAAAACTTTCTTACCGCCAATTCGAGTGTACGCTTTGGTAAATTATCAGGGCACCCAATTATCATCCGATAAATATGGTATCGACAAATACGATAGTATTGAAATTCATTTTCACAAAAGAAGATTGACCGAAGACCAAGATTTGTTTGCTAGAGAGGGCGACTTTATCCAGTATGATGGAAACTTTTTTGAAATAACAAAACTTGTGGAACCCAGAATGTTGTTTGGACAAGACACTGGTCAAGATGGTGTGCGTGTAGAAGTGGTTGCAACTTGTAGACGAGCAAGGGAGGGACTATTCGATGCCTCGTAGATCTAATCCAAAAGAGATAAAGGAAACAAATTTACCAATCAACCCATCAAGACTTGAAGATATCGATTTTGCGATGTTTAACTATCTTAATGAGTCTTTGGACATTCATTGTGATACCAACAAGGGTTTTAAAAAAGTACCAATCATTTTTTCTACTCAAGAGCGGGCACACATGACCAAGTTTAATCAAGATCTCCGGACAGGAGGAACCTTGATTTATCCTTTGATTTCACTAGAGAGAACATCAGTAGATAAAGATCCGGCTAATCGTGGTATTTATATGGCAAATGTGCCAGAGATTAACGATGAGAAGGGCGGCGCAATTACTATTGCCAGGAGAGTGATGCAATCTAAGACTTCACTCAGAGCAAATGCGGACTCTATTAGAAGGAGTTTGTCTGGGGCAGANAGAAATGTAAAAACATCGCCAAGATCAAACAAGAAAATTGTTTATGAGGTGATTTCGATTCCTCAACCAGTTTATATTACCGTATCTTATACTATATCGATTACAACAGAATATATCCAACAGATGAACCAAGTCTTGGCACCGATCATAGCAGATCGTGGTGCAACTAATAGTTTTATGATTTCCCATGAGGGAAACCGGTATGAGGCATTCGTTGATTCAAGTTTTGCACAAACTAATAATGCAGCCTCTCTGAATGAAGATGAACGACTCTTTAAAACCGACGTAACAATCAATGTTCTTGGATACATTGTCGGATCAGACAAAAATCAAGACAAACCTAATCTAGTTATTAGAGAATCAGCAGCCGAAATTGTGTTTCAAAATGAAAGAGCTTTACTTGACGAAGAGGTAGAGTTTATCCAAAGGGTGGAGCTTGAAAGCGGGGTCTTTAGATTGGCAGATCAAGCCCGTGCAAGTAAGAAGATAATTCCCCGTAAAATTAAACCATTTGGAAAACCATAACACCGTGGGGAGTTTGCAATATCAAGCAACTATTTACTAAGGAACAACACTGGCGCTTACGCCTAGGTGTAACTCGTCTTAGAGGAGAAAAGTTTAATGTCTGAAAGAAAGTTTAAGTTTGTGTCTCCCGGCGTCTTTATTAATGAGATCGACAACTCGGAGATCCCAAGAGAACCCGGAGCAATTGGACCTTTGGTCATTGGTAGAATGCTAAAAGGTCCAGCTATGACCCCTGTCAGAGTTGAGTCTTTCGCAGAATTTGTTGATACATTCGGGGCACCAATTCCCGGTGGGCGCAGTGGAGATGTATGGCGTGAAGGTAACATGACCTCACCAACCTACGCTGCATATGCTGCCCAAGCCTGGTTAAGAAATAATTCCACTCTAAACGTTATTCGTGTTTTGGGTGAAAATGATCCCACTGCTACGGAAGGCAATGGTGGATTAGCTGGTTGGAAATTCGGAGCAGTCGGCAGCGATGACACTGACGGTGGTGCTTGGGGGCTATTTGTTTGGCCATCAGCTTCAGGTCCTACGACTGGTGCTAATGTTCACCAAGTGACTGGTACATTGGCTGCCATCTTTTACTGTGTAGATGATGATACAGCCGGTGGGCGTGTTATTCTTTCGGGTACAACGGGTAATAACAGACCAGTTCAGGCTCGTGGTAGTACTTTGATTAAGAGTGACTCAAACGGCGAGTTTATTGCCAGTATCACCGCAGGCGGTAGCGAAGTTGATAAAATTAGATTCAACTTTAATCCAAACAGCGATAGATTCGTTCGTAAGGTATTCAATACAGACCCAACTTTAGCTAATAGTGCTATTTCAACTGCTAAGTTCCCTGGAACTACGACAAACATTAATTACTTCCTAGGGGAAACCTTTGAAAGACATGTAAATCAGTCGGATTTTTCGGAATTAGCTATTACAGGTGCTGCTCAAACTGTTGGCACTCTGATGGGTGCAGTGATGCCCCTTCGTAACCCTCAGAACACCGAGCAGGAACAGGGCGATCAGCGTCAGGCAACATCTAAAGCTACAACTGGTTGGTACATCGCTCAAGATCTAGGCGCAAACGTTGCCAGCTTTAAAGCTGAGAACATGCAGAAGCTATTTAGGCTTGAGGCGATCTCTTCCGGTGAGAGCACCCAAAGAGAAGTTAAGATTTCAATTACGAACCTTACTGCACCAACGAATGACTTTGATCCCTATGGATCTTTCAGCGTTATTGTTCGGTCACTGAGAGATAACGATAATCGACCCGTGGTTTTAGAACGATTTGATAATCTAAACCTAAACCCTGCCTCTAAAAACTATATTGCTAGACAAATCGGCGATCAGTTTGTGGAATACCAAACTTCTGAGGGCAGAAATAGATCTTATGGAAATTATCCAAACAAGTCTCGATACATTCGTGCTGCAATGGATGAGGATGTCGATCGTGCCGTAACAAACCCAGAGTTTCTACCATTCGGTGTCTTCGGTCCCGTTAAGTATAGAGACTTTGCAATCATCAGTGGTTCAACGAGCTTTGGATCATATTCAAACAACGCAGCGGTCAGTCGCCATGTGATGGTTGATGGTGGTCCCCAGGCGACATTTGGTGTTGTCGGCGGTCATATCGGTGACACACGGGTACTTTCGGGAACGGAAACTGGACAACAATTAGCAGTTGTTATGCCAAGTCTCCCAGTTCGAGTTAGTTCATCTGATGGAAGTCCAAACAGTCCTAAGAATATTTACTTCGGTGCTTATACCGGTAAAGCATTCTCTGATAACAGGTTTAGTATGGGGGTCATTGACTTGCTTAGAGCCAGAGCCCAAGGGCTTAATGACTCAAAGGCTCCTACTACCAATCTAGACATTGGTGCGGAGCCAAGTGCTAAAGGTCGCAGTTTTGTTGGACAAGATGCGAACTCTGCAACTAGTCCACTACAACATATGTGGTGTTTCTCGCTAGATGATGTTGGTCCCGTAAGTGGATCGACCAACGCAGCAGCGTACCGTCGTGGCAAACGTGCTGCGTCCGAAAGCTTCACGGCTGGTGCCAAAGTGCCAACCGAGAATGGACAAAACATCGTCGCTGCTGTCAGTATCTCCGCTTCATACAAGCGAGTCCTAGATAAGGAATATAAGCAGTTTACCACTTGCTTGCATGGTGGTTTTGACGGACTAGACATTTCTGAAAGAGAGGCGTTTGCGAATAGAAATATTGGTACGACTGAGGCTACTAGTTATGAGCTTCACAGTTTACGTCGAGCAATCAACGTTGCTAGGGATCCAGAGGTAGTTGAGTTCAACGTTGCTACTATTCCTGGCGTAACAGCTACTGGCGTAACTGATTATCTTCTTGACGTAATCGAAGATCGAGGCGATGCGATCGCTATCATTGATCTTGAAAAAGTTTATGAAGCACAAAGTGAAAACACTAAGAGCTATCAAGACCGTAACTCATTTAGCATTCAGCAAGCTGTTGACACCTTACGTGAAAGAGGAATCAATAACAGCTATGGCTGTGCTTACTACCCCTGGGTTCGTATTCAGGATACGATCAGCGGACAAGCTCTCTGGGCTCCACCTTCAGTGGCAGCTTTAGGCGCTTTCTCCTTCACGGATAGAGTTCGAGCACCATGGTACGCACCCGCAGGCTTCGCCCGTGGCGGCTTGTCAGAAGGTGCTGCTGGCGTACCAGTGTTGGATGTCTCAAGACGTTTGACTTCAGACGAAAGAGATGAACTATACAACGCAGGTGTCAATCCAATCGCACAGTTCCCAGCAGAGGGCATTGTGATCTTTGGACAAAAAACCCTTCAGGTCACCAGATCTGCACTAGATCGCATCAACGTTCGCCGTTTGATGGTGTTCTTGAAGAAAGAAATTAGTTTCATTGCTAGTCGGATGTT